AGTAGCTTTAAGTGGTGCTAGTAGTGGTGGAAGTATATTTAGTGCTATTGGAAGTTTTTTTGGCAGAGCAAGTGGTGGTTCAGTACAAAAAGGACAACCATATATGGTAGGAGAGCAAGGTGCAGAGTTATTTATACCAAACCAATCTGGCCAAATAACACAAAATGCTAGAGGCACAGGAAATAGTGGTGCTACTACAGTTAATTTTAATATGAATACAGTAGATGCTTCTGGTTTTGAAGAATTATTAGTTAGATCAAGAGGAACTCTTACACAATTAATTAATAGTGCAGTTAATGAAAGAGGGAGTAAAAACTTAATCTAATGTCAGGTGCTTTTCCAATATCAACTGCTAAGTTTGAATCTTTAGGAATAAAGTCTATTCAAAATACTATTATTTCAAAAACTCTATCTGGTAAGAAACTTGCTAGACAAATAGATAATCAAAGATGGGCATTTACAGTTAGAATAGTTACAGCAACTAGATCAGATGTTTATGGAGAGTTAATGGCTTTTATAGTTAAGCAAAGATCAGGCAAAGAAAACTTTACAATTATCCCACCAGAAGTAGAAGATGCTAGAGGTAATGAAACAGGAACAGTATTAATTAATGGTGTTCACGCAGTAGGAGATACAACGATTGCTATGGACGGACATAATAATGATGGAACACACAAATTTAGGGTTGGAGATTTTTTAAAGTTTGCTTCACATAATAAAGTATATATGGTTGTATCAGATGTAACTTCTTCTAGTAATGCTTCAACAGTTACAATAGAACCACCTTTACTTACAGCATTAGTAAATGATTCAGTAGTAACTTATGATAATGTTCCTTTTACAGTACACTTAACAAATGATATTCAAGAGTTTGGTGTAGTTGGAACTGCTAAAGATGGTGCATTATTGTATCAATTTGAATTTGATGTAGAAGAATCTTTATAGTGAAAAAATATAAAATAACCCACAAGATAACAGCTGATTTTATTGCAGAAATTATTGTTAATGAAGATCAAATAGATACTTCAATTAATGATCTTAAAGAATACAAGAAACCTAATAGCAAATTTGAATATACTATGTTAAAAGGTACAGAAAGTGTAACCCAAACTAATTACGAAGAATATGTCGAGAAGCCTAACAACAGCGATAAAGAACGAACTAGCGACTAATGATATTAGGCCTATTCATCTTATTACTATTGGGTTTGCTACTCCTATTAATATAACAGATTGCTCTTTTCCTTTAACTTCATCAGTATCAGGCTCATCAGTTACTTATTCAGCATCAGATCATTTAATAGGTATATCTGACTTTTCCGAACAAACAGATGTAACTAAATCTAGTATTAGCTTAACTTTATCAGGTGCAGAACAAACTTTTATCTCAACTGTACTAAACGAAAATGTTATTAACGATACTGTAACTATTTTTAGAGGCTTATTAGCAGATGATAATACAATAGTTTCTGACCCTTTTTTACTTTACAAAGGAAGTATAGAAAACTTTGAAATACAAGAGCAACCAAAATCAAGTACATTATCATTATCTATTGTATCTCATTGGGCAGATTTTAATAAAAAGAATGGTCGAAAGACTAACAACGCATCACAACAAAGATTCTTTAGTACAGATGTTGGAATGGATTTTAGTTCTCAAACAGTACAAGATATTAAATGGGGTAGAGAGTAATGCAAGATATTATCTCACTATATCGAAACTATCCTAAATATGATAATCTACATGATCTTGATTTACAGCATCACATCAAGCCAAGTATATATCTAAAGCAATACAAAAAACATTATCACAACGATACTTTAATAGGCTTTACTAATTGGGCTTTTCTTTCTGATTATGCTTCTAACCATTTTAAAAAAACAGGAATTATTAAATATAATGAATGGAACTCTGGTAATAATATTTGGCACATAGAAACAGTTTGTATTTCAAATTTAAAACAAATTATGTCATGGACTAAAAACTACTTTGCACAAAAGTTTGGTTCTGATAAAATTATTAACTGGTTAAGAATTGATAATGAGAAAATATATAGAAATACACAAAGAGTAATAAAGGATAATTGGGCATGGGCGGATTTGTAAGAGCAGTCACATCAATAGCTAAAATTTTCACAGGGGGAAACCCTTTAGTGTCATTAGGTATTTCTTTGTTTATGTCATGGGCATTAAGACCCAAAGTTCCTGAAATTCCTGATTTTGGAACTAACGAATTTGATGATTTTGAAAGAGGTATATTAGTTAATAAACAATCTAATGACTCTAATATTCCTGTAATTTATGGAGAAAGACTTATAGGTGGAACTAGAGTGTTTATGGAAACTTCTGGAACAGATAATACTTATTTATATATGTGTATCGTTATGTCAGAGGGAGAGATAAACGATATAGAAGAAATATTAGTTGATGATAAAGCTGTTACTTGGGCAAGTGCATTATCAGATGGTGCAGAAGTAGAAGTAGGAAGTGGAGATAGTAATTTTTATAAAGACTCAACAAGTTTAATTAAAGTAGAACCACACTATGGAACAGATGGTCAATCAGCATCATCTATATTATCTACCTTATCATCTTGGGGAAGTAATCATAAATTATCTGGTCTTTGTTATTTAGCTTTAAGATTTAAATGGAATCAAGACGCATTTACAGGAATACCAAAAGTACAAGCAAAAATACAAGGTAAGAAAGTTGTAGCTTATAACTCTAGCCTACAGGCACAATCGTCAGCTTATTCTACTAATCCAGCTTGGTGCTTATTAGATTATTTAACAAATGCTAGATATGGAAAAGGATTAGCAGTAAGTGAAATAGATTTACAATCTTTTTATGATGCCTCACAAGTTTGCGTAACACAAGTAACACCATATTCAGGTGGTAGTGATATAAATATTTTTGATTGTAATACTGCGTTAGATACTTCAAAACCTATCATAGATAATGTTAGGGAGTTCTTAAAAGGTTGTAGAGGTTACTTACCTTACAATGCTGGTAAATATAATTTAATTATAGAAACAACAGGAAGTGCAAGTATAACTTTAACAGAAGATAATATTATAGGTGGCTATTCATTATCTACACCTACAAAGAATGACAGATACAATAGAGTTATAGTTGGCTTTGTTGACCCAGCAAGAAATTATCAAGTCAATGAAGTTCAATGGCCACCAATAGATGACTCAGGATTATCAAGTGCAGATCAACACGCAACAATGAAAACTGCTGATGGTGGATTTTTACTTGAGGGTAGATTTAATTTTACAACATTGACTAGCAAATATCAGGCAGAAGAAATGGCAGAGGTAATTTTAAGAAGAAGTAGAGAGGCATTATCTTTAGGTATTAGTGTTGATTTTAATGGTTATGATTTAGCAATAGCAGATATTGTAAATATCACACATTCTTCATTAGGGTTTTCTGCTAAACCTTTTAGAGTTATTGGAATTACTTTTAATCAAGATTTAACTGTGGGCTTATCACTTGTTGAATATCAAGCTAGTCATTATACATGGGCTTCTAAAGTACAAGTTACATCAACACCAACAACTAATTTACCTAATCCTTATACTATCCAACCACCATCTGCTGTAACACTAGATGATACATTAGTTGAATATAATGATGGAACTGTAATTGTAGCTTTAGATGTAACTATAGGTGCTTCTCCTGATAGCTTTGTTGATTATTACCAAGTAGAATATAAATTAAGTACAGATTCTAATTTTATAATTTATGCACAAGGTTCAGGATTAAATCATAGAGTTTTAAATGTAATTGACCAAAAAGTTTATGATGTAAGAGTTAAAGCTGTTAATAGTTTTGGAGTTTCATCTACTTATGTATCAGCACAAAGAACTATTGTAGGTGCGATTGAGCCACCAGCTGATATAGAAGATTTTTCTTGTAATATTGTAGGTACAAATGCACATTTAAGTTGGACACAAATACCAGATTTAGATTTAGCATTTTATCAAATTAGATATGCAACAGATACAGATGGAAGTGCAGATTGGCAAAACTCAGTAAATCTAGTAACCAAAGTATCAAGACCAGCAACTTCAGTAACTGTACCAGCTAGGGCTGGAACTTATTTAATTAAAGCTGTAGATAAATTAGGTAACTTTAGTTCTAATGCAACAGCAATTATTTCTAATGTAACAGATGTTATTAATCATAATGCAGTAGCAACACAATCAGAACACCCATTATTTGCTGGAACTTTAACTAATACAGTAATTTCAGATGATGCAATTGAATTAGATTCATCAGAGTTATTTGATTCAGCTTCAGGAAATTTTGATACAGAAACAACTAGATTTTTTGATTCTGGTGTTGCTAATGCTGATTTTCTTTCAAGTGGTAATTATTTATTTTCAGATGTTATTGATATAGGTGCTAAACATACATCTCGAATTACAGCTACTTTAACACAAACCTCAAGAAACCCAGATGACTTGTTTGATAATAGATCAGGTAATTTTGATTCTGCTTCATCTAACTTTGATGGAGATACACCAGCTAACTGTGATGCTCATTTAGAAATATCTACAAGTGATGATAACTCTACATTTACTGCTTTTCAAGGTTTTGTAATTGGTAATTATACTGCTCGTTATTATAAATTTAGAGTTGTTTTAACTTCAACTGATTTAGCTTCTACTCCTGTTGTATCAGCAGTAACAGTTACAATAGATATGCCTGATAGAATATTTAGTGGTAATGATATAGTATCTGGTACATCTGCTAAAACAGTAACATTTACAAACCCATACAAATCTGTTAATTATGCTGTAGGAATTACAGGCGAAGATATGGCTACAGGAGATTTCTTTACAGTATCTAATAAAACAATTAATGGTTTTGATGTTTTATTTAAAAATTCAGGTGGAACAAATGTGTCAAGAACATTTGATTTTATTGCAAAAGGGTTTTAAAAGGAGTATAAAACAATTATGTCACAACACGATTACGATATAGCTAACCAATCATTTCCAGCATTTAGAACTGATCTAAACAATGTTCTAGGTGCTATTAATTCATCTAATTCAGGTTCATCAAGACCAAGTGGTGCAGTAGCTGGAACGATCTGGCTAGACACATCAGGTGGTGCAACTGCTCATATTTTAAAATTTTATGATGGGGGTGCTGATATAAATTTAGCAACTATTAACACTACAGCTAACACAGTAGATTTTACAGATTCATCAGTTACATTTGATATAGTTAATGATACTTCTCCACAACTAGGTGGTAGTTTAGATGTAAATGGACAAGATATAGTTTCTACATCAAATGCAGATATAGATATTATTCCTAATGGAACAGGAGATGTAAATTTAGGTGCTGATACAGTACAAATTGGGGATAACAATGCTAACGCAACTCTAACTACACAAGGCACAGGAGATTTAATTTTAAATACTAACAATGGTACAAATGCTGGAAACATAACTCTTTCAGATGGTGCTAATGGAAATATAGATATTACAACGAATGGAACAGGAGTAATTAAATTTAATGATTTAGCTTACATACCTCAACAAGCATTAACATCATCATCAAATGCAGTTGCTTGGGATACTCAGGCAAAACCAAACGCATATCATCTAACAACAGAAAACACTACTTTTTCTGCACCAACTAATCCTGTAGAGGGTGCTTTTATTTGTGTAGAGATTAATTATGATGGTACACACACAATAGCTTTTAACACAGTATTTGAATTTGCTGGTTCAACTGCACCAACATTTACTTCAACAAATGGTAAAACGGACATTTTGGTGTTCAAGTATAATGGTGCTATTTGGCAAGAAGTTGGTAGAACATTAAACCTAAGTGAGAGTTAAAATATGTACGCATTAGTAGAAGATAACAATATAACAAAATTTATTAACCATCCTAAATCTATGGTAATAGGAGATGTAAGATACCCAGCTAAAATATTTCAGCTTTGGTCAACATCAGAATTAAATGCCATAGGTATTTATGAAGTAGTCTTTGATGACAGTAATAAAAAAGATGAGCAATGGTATATTAATACTAATCAAACTTATGCTTTTGCTGACAATACTGTAACAGCTTCTTATGGTACTGCTACACCAAAGGCTCATGCAGATACAACTTGGTCACAACAAGATAGTGATGATGGAGATTTACCATCTGACAAATCAGTTGGAGATGTAAAAGTTGAAGGATTAAAAACAGTTTTAATTAGAACTTTAAAATCACAAGTAGCTGGAATATTATCTAATACAGATTGGTACATAACTAGAAACGCAGAAAAATCTACTGCTATACCA